ATTAAGGACAAGCATAAAGCAATAGAAGCAATGAAAAAAGCTGGTGAAATGGCTGACCTAGCAGTAACAGAGGCAGACAGAATGGCAGCATGGAATCAAAAGAAATTCGCACTGGATCTGTGCAGTGATTCATTAGTACCATACGATCAAATGCTTGCAGCATATATGCAAGGCCTTGACAGACGTAAACACTAGGAGACAAAAATGAACAATCAAACACTATTCAATATGATCAACAACAATCTATCACTTTTTCAGGCAGGCATTCTCACAGAACTATACGAGAAACCCACCTATAGATCAGAGCTAGCTAGTGCATTGCAGAAAGATGATCCATCCACATACAGAGCAGCACTGGTGCTGGTTGAGAAAGGACTGATTGAAAAGAGACATGCCCCTAAGAAGGAAGGGAAAGGAATCAAACGATCTTTATTCGTAATGACAGATTTAGGGCGGGAGTTATTCCAATGAGTATTTTAGTGGTATTTGTTAAAGAATCCGATAACTTAGGGGGTGCATCATGGCAATCATCAGCGCAGTAACAAACTTGGATTTGAACAGAAAGCAAAGGGAAAAGAACAAACAGTTAGTAGATGACTACCTTAAAAATGGTGGGAAGGTAACAGTCTACCCTTTCGGCGCATCATCAAGAACAGAAAGTTTCTACCAAACAGAGCTACAGAAACAAACACGCAAGAAATCCAACTTAAAAAATAAAAATAGAGGGGCTTCTATTACTATCTAATAGGGTGGTATAGGGTAGTATCTTAAACGCCGTTAGAACGCAATACAGAGCCTCTCAGGGGGTATGAATAATATGATTGAAGGAAAAGGTAACTTAGACCACACTAAATGGGATCCTAATCAGTGTGTAATTATCTATGAGATTCCAGCAGAGCTACAGTACTTAGCCTTTGTCTCTGCTCAGATAACAAACAAGATAATTTTATATAAAATAATGAACAAAAACACTTGACAGAACAGACTGTATAGTTAATACTTAACTCAGTATCTCCCATAGGTATATCCTCATTAGCCCCAACCAGAAATGGAAGGGGCTTTTTTTTTGAGCTAGTATTATGAGATGTTGTGTTTGTGATTCAGAGTTAAATAACTACGAGGTGACACTGAAGTACCCACCTGAACATCCAAAAGCAGATGAGTACCTTGATATGTGTACGGAATGTATTGTGGTGATTAACGAAAATGCAGTGGTGTGTAACGAACTGCTTTAGAAATTATGGGTAATGGAAGAGTACCTTAATTCTTGTACTGGTACTCCAGTATCAGTTGGCAGTAGTGCATTGCCTTCTTGATATCTTCTTGCCCATTCTTTGACTTATGTCTTGAGATGTACTTGATTACATTCCCTTCTAGGTAATCCAAACTGTTTGCTTGGATATACTCTATCGGCTGTATAGTCATCTCTTTGTAGTGGCTACCGCCTTCCTGTTTTGAACTTGCTTTAGACATAGTTATAGCCTTAATAAGAATATTCTTAGAAGTTTCTAGGAATTTGTTTATTTCTTATTGTTTCTTTCTTATATCTTCTTGGCTTTTCCTTAAAGGCATTGTATTGCTGGCTCAAAAACCTGTCAAATACTTTCTTTGTTCCGTTTCTTCGTGTTCTTATAACGAAAGGGTCTATAACTTTTGTTGTATTTTGTATTACCATTGTTCACAGAACAACAAACAAGGAGATTACGAAATGAAAGATCTAATAGAAGAATACGATATAATGCAGGACTTCACATCAGAGATGGAAGAGGCATATCTGCTCTCTGATATCATGAGCTATATCAAACTGAATGGTTATGAACAGTTCAGAAACAAACTGAATGCCAAGATGGAAGAACATTACATGGAACAGATGGCATCCTTTCTTCGTTACAAAGAACAGTCTCAACAGGAGCTGTACTAATGGGTGGCAAGTGTTTAAGTGAGAGATTGTCCTGTGAGTGTGGTAGTAGTGACGGAATACAAGTGTTTCTTCAAGACGATGGAACAGAAGATGGATACTGTTTTGCTTGTGGAAAATACTACAGTGCATCTGATATTAATGGGAATCCAAAACCATACAGTTCAGTAGTTGTTCCTATGGTTAGACAGGAAACTAAGATGGATTTAAATAAGATCAAGAAACTACCTAGTTCTGAGATCAAGGACAGAAACTTAAGTAAGGACACAGTAGAACACTTCTCAGTAAGGGTTGAACACTCAGAAGAAACTGGAGAGATCATCAAGCATTACTATCCTGATACTCGTGATGGAGATATCGTAGGGTATGAAGTAAGAGACACTAGGGATAAGAAGTTCAGTGCTGTTGGTGATCGTAAGGGGGACATAGATCTATGGGGTTCCCACCTTGTAACCAGTGGTAAGAAGTTATTTATTACTGAAGGTCGCCTAGATGCTATGTCCTTGTTTCAATCCATCATAGAGAACAGACCAGAAAAGTACAGCAAGTACACACCAGCAGTTGTGTCTCTTACTAGAGGCGCACAGGGTGCAGCCAGTGACTTGATTAACAATCGTAAGTACTTAAATAATTTTGATGATATCGTACTTTGTTTTGATATGGATCAGGCAGGACAGAAAGCATTGAGGGACTGCATTAAGATTATCCCCACTGCTAAAGCTGTTACTCTGCCACTTAAGGATGCCAGTGATATGCTGATGGCTGGTCGTAGTGCAGAGTTGTTTGACCTAGCTGTTTGGAATGCACAGCCTGTACGAATGGGTGAGGTTGTTGACGTAGTAGACGTAATAGAAAAGGCTATGGAACGCCCGCAGATGGGTATCCCATTTCCTTGGCCTACTGTAACCAAGGCATGTTTTGGCATTAGACCACACACAATACACTGTGTAGGTGCAGCACCTAAGATTGGTAAGACAGACCATCAGCACCAGTTAGTTCACCACCTGATATTTAACGAAAAGGTTAAGGTCGGAATGTTTGACCTTGAGAACAGTCCTGTCAGAACGGCTAAGAAGTTAGCAAGTAAACACGCTAAGGTAGATTTCACCAGACCAGACAAGGAATACTCAGATGATCTGTTGAGAAGCACCCTACTCTCAATGAATGGTATGGTTAGGTTCTATGATCGTGGTGCAAGTAGGGATTGGGATGATATCAGAATAGCAATGCAGGAAATGCATTTGCTTGATGGTATCAATGTCTTTATCCTTGACCCACTTACTGCACTGATCTCTCGTTATTCTTCGTCAGAGGCTAACGATAAACTGAATGAGATAGCAACAGATATGGCTGACCTTGTCCAGTCTTACCCGATTACTCTATTCTGTTATTCCCATGTAAACCCAAAACCAAAAGGTTCTAAACCACATGAAGCAGGGGCTAAGGTTCTTAGCTCTGAGTTCACTGGTTCAAGGGCAATGGAGAAGTGGTTTCACTATGGTCATGGGATTAGTAGGGATCGTACAGACGACTGCCCTGAAGAAAACAAAAATATGTCCCAGTTTTATATGTTGTTTGATCGTGAGTATGGACAGACTTATAACTGTGATGTGTTCTTTGACGAAGCAATTGTCACTTACCTTGAGCCTAAGAAGGGGTGGTAAATGGCTGACTACATAATTGATATTGAAACGGATGGAATAGATGCTACAAAAATACATTGCATGGCTGTTAGAGAAGAGTCTGGGCACATTCAGGTTCATACAGTATATGACGACATACGTTCTTTTCTGGGTTCTCTTCTGGATAGCGACAGGATTATTGGTCATAACTTTATCCGTTATGACTGGCCTGTCATATCTAGGCTCCTTAAGGTCGAGACTAAAGCGTTCATTGTAGACACCCTTGCCCTGTCATGGTACTTGTATCCAGATGTAGTAAAGCATGGTCTTGAACAATGGGGAGAAAGATTCGGTATTGCCAAGCCAAAGATTGACGACTGGGAAAACCTTGATATCGGAGAGTATTGCAGACGTTGTGTTGAGGATGTAAAGATCAACACTATGCTTTGGGAAAAGCAGTCAGAGTACCTTTCAAAACTTTATAACGATGCTAACCCTGATCGTGTTATTCGTTACCTTTCGTTGAAGATGCGTTGTGCTGCCTTGCAAGAGAAGTCTAGGTGGAAGCTGGATGTTGAGAAAGCTAAGTCGTTACTACAGCAGCTTGAGCAATCCTATCAAGAATCAATTGACACACTTTCAGTTGTAATGCCAACAGTTCCTAAAACCAAAAAGAATAAAAGACCATCAAAGCCATATAAGATTGATGGTTCTTTGTCTGTTACTGGTGAGCGTTGGAAGAAGATAACTGAAGATGCTGGTCTGCCTTTTGATACTGATAAAGAAATCATAACAGTAATTGGGGAAGAGCCACCAAATCCTGGTAGCGTTCCACAAATAAAGGATTGGCTAAAGAGACTTGGCTGGAAGCCTAAGACATTTAAGTTTTCCAAAGAAACAGGAAAGGCTATCCCACAAATTAAGGGTAGTGATGGATCGCTGTGTGAGTCTGTGTCAAAACTAATATCAGATCATCCAGAGCTATCTCACCTTGAGACTATGACTGTAGTTAAGCATAGAATAGGATTGGTAAAAGGGTTCCTTGATAACGTAGACTCAGACGGATATGTAAAGGCTGAGATACAGGGATTAACCAATACACTCAGGTTTAAACACGCTGTCTGTGTGAACATCCCATCAAGCCGTAAGCCGTATGGTGCTGAGATTAGATCGCTACTGACAGTACGCAATGACGAT